GTCGAACCCCACGGCACGATTATAAAATCCGTCCGCAAGAACTCCTTGAACTCCATCAAATCGAATGTTCAATAAAGGATAATAGATTCGTCTGTAATGATCAAGCCAGATATTCATGTGCTTTTTTCCAGTGCTGGTGCTAGTCTACTTATCCATATGCCTCGATGCAGTTCATCTAAAGTGTACTCTGTGTGACAAACTTGCACTAACCAACTGTCACGATCTCGAGTGTAAGGTTGTTCAATTTCAGCAAAACTGATACCCACGGGGTAGGCCAGGCTACTTGGCGCTACTACGGGTCGTACTCCGGCTATGGCTGCCTGTATTCCTGGTCCTGAATTGTGGTTCACCACTGCATGGCAATTGTAATGCATGTCAAAACTGTCATAGGTATTGGGCAGTTGATTTGGTATTTCTACCGCGACCTCAGAGGGTAAATTGCTCAAGTCTATTCGACAACGTGGATGTGGGCGCACAGCGATAGGGCGATCTGTTGAATTTCTTAGGATTCGTAGTGTGCTGTTCAGCCATGCCATTGTGTCAATTCCAGCCACTTGTAAACTGCGATCATGTTGCAAGGCCACAACAATATTAGGTCGGGGGTCGAATTGTTTGGCCAAACTGATACGCAGTTTTTTGGGCCTATCCCAATCCAAATTGGTATGATTTCCGTAGTAGCCATCGGCTGTGATATTGTTCACAGCAATTTTCCAGGTATGTCCTCGATACAATGCACCAATTTCAATTATTATAACTGGCCGGCCCTGTGCTCTGTAGTGTTCATACACTTGTTGATTGGCTGTCATTCGGCCTGCCCATAGTACTGACCAAATAACAGCCGCGTCAGAGTCCATGCTGTTTTCTTGTGTTTGGATACCGCGAGCCTGTAAACAATCTAATACTGCACTCAAAACAGGTTGAGAATTTTTTGCACACTGGGAAGGAAAATAGGCTATGTTTTTGATCATTGTAAATACTGCATGAAATACACAGTAGTTACCACTTTTAACGAGGCCGGCTATAAACAATATGGTCAGCGCATGATACAAACATTTTTGCACACATGGCCCCAGGAGGTCACACTGATAGTGTATACAGAAGCCTGTGAGGTTGCAGAAACAGCGCCGAATCTTGTGATTAGAGATATTGCCACAGTAGATGCTTTAACTGTGTTCAAAGCGGCCTGGCGTGATGTTCCACAAGCCAACGGAGATGTCAGCACTGATCCTGTGCGTTCAAGACGCCGAGATGCTGGCAAAGGCTTCAAGTGGGACGCTGTGAGATTTAGTCACAAAGTCTATAGTATCTTTCACTGTGCTAGATCTGTCAGTACTAATTGGCTGTTGTGGATGGACGGCGATACTGTGTGCCATAGCCCTATTACACTAGCAGATCTAGATCGACTATGTCCCCCAGATCGAGAACTGTGTTTTTTGGGTCGTCAAGGCAAGTATTCTGAGTGTGGATTGTATGCTATGAATCTTGATAGTGTAAATACCAAGACATTCTTGCAACGTTTTCAACGCATGTATGACGATGCAGAAAATGGAATATTTAAATTAGACGAATGGCATGACTCGTTTGTGTTTGATGCTGTGCGAAAGCAGTGTTCACTACACGAACTTGACTGGAGTCAAGTCATCATAACTGGCGAAGGCCATCCACTTATCAACTCGGAATGGGGTGCATACCTGGATCACCTCAAAGGTGCCAGAAAAGATCTAAAACGTAGCAAACAAGCAGACTTAAAAGTTCCGCGTACAGAAGCATACTGGCAATGACCTGGATATTCTTAAACAAAAACAACGCCGACGAATACATTGAAATGTTTGCGGCTGGATCTCAAACTGTGCCCACCTGTTTGGAAACATGGCAGTATGAAGACAGTGATTCTCCGCTGGTGCTACGTGGTATCATGAAACACAAGATTATCCGACGCTGTTGGCAGGACCAACGTGATTTTTATTACATGGATTCTGGTTATCTAGGCAACAGACCCAGCATGGCCAATCCCAATGGTTGGAAGTTTTATCACAGAATTGTGCCCAACGATCTACAACACGGCGCTGTGATTGATAGACCCCCAGATAGACTACAACGATTGAACATACGGATTAGACCCCGACAGAATCACTGCAGAGACATCTTGATAGTTGCCCCCGACGAAAAACCTTGTACGTTCTACGGCATTACACTAGACGAGTGGCTAAAAACCACAACGGATACTATCCGGCAATATACTGATCGTCCCATCCGTATGCGAGAGCGGCCGACATCAAGACAGGATCGTAAAACACAACGGCCCGAAGAGTGGTTGAACGATGTGCATGCCATAGTTACATTCAATTCAACAGCCGCAACAGAAGCAGTACTGGCTGGCGTACCTACTTTTGTCACAGCACCTGCCAATGCCGCACGTCCTGTAAGCAATCTAGATTTAAGCACTATAGAAACACCTTGGTTCCCAGATAGTGACCAGGTATATAAGTGGGCTTGCCACTTGGCGTATGGACAGTTTCATACTACAGAACTAGCCAATGGCACCGCAGCCGCAATACTCAAGGAGATACACAATGTTTAAAAGTCAAGGCTGGTGGTTTCCTGACAATGAAAAGCATTTTCCTGAGTTGTTAAGTAGTCTTGAGAAAAAAGGAGTTGCTCCTGAATATCAAAAACCTGTACGGTCACGCAGTTTAAATTATGTAAAGAACAAAAGAGTTGCGCTGGATATTGGTGCTAATGTAGGATTATGGAGTCGTGACCTTGTGCAAAATTTTGAACAAGTAGTTGCGTTTGAACCAGTAGCAATGTTTAGAGAATGTTTAGAACTAAACGTAGTTGCATCAAATTTAATTATACAAGATGTGGCCCTGGGAGATCTCGACGGACAAGTGCGTATGATTATCACAGAAGGGAATACTGGAAACACTCATGTCGATCCAGATAGTGCCACTGGTGATACCACTATTATTAGACTCGACGGATTGAATTTACAAAATGTTGACTATGTCAAAATTGATTGCGAAGGTTATGAGTATCGTGTTTTGCAAGGTGCGAAAGAAACTATTCAACGCTTCAGACCAATAATTGTAATAGAGCAAAAACCACACAAAATGTACAATAAGTATTATGGGCAATATGCCGCAATTGGATTACTAGAAGATTGGGGTATGAGTTGTTTGTTACAAGTTAAAGATGATTGGATCATGGGATGGCGGTAACCGATAGATATTTTAGTAATGCTTATTATGATGCTGTAGAAAAAGGGCGGCAGTATCATCTTTCATCCAAGAGTTGGACCGGTTTGCACACAGTTCCATATGCTGATGCCATCAGAGAATTGACTGTTAAACACAACATAAAAAGTTTGTTAGATTATGGATGTGGGAAAGGGCAACAGTATCTACCGTACGAATGGGAGCCTGGGGTCTGTCAACCCCTAGATAAGTACCTGGGGGTTGAAGAAGTTTATAAATTTGATCCATGTGTTGATGAGTTTTCAACTCCACCGCCGTTGAATAAAAAATTTGATGCAGTAATACTAATTCAGTGTATTGGATTTATACCGGATTTTGATTTAGAAATACTCAAAAAACAACTGATGAACTGGTCTACCAAGTTTTGTTTTATTGGTGAAAGACATAGTGATACGCCGGGCTCAGTGAAACCAAAAAAACTTGCACTGAGAGATGCTGATTATTATACCTTATTTAGAAGCAAACAATGGTATCAAGATCGATTTGCAAATTGGCAAGAATCAGAACTGGTGTTACACTGGCTCGAAGATGAAACAAAGGAAAACAAATGAAAGCCGTATTATATCACGCAGATGCAGATTATAACTGGCATGGGGTTGGCATTTATAAAGACCTTGTTGAAGGATTGAAAGAAAACCTAGCCGAATTTAACATGCCATTGATACATTTAACCCTGACAGGACATGAGGGTTGGGGGGATGAAAATTACTTCTATGACGGATATAACCCACAAGAAGTTATATACAACCGTGAAAAAATTCTACTACAGTTCTTGAAGTATGACGCAAAAGATGATGAAGTCTATTGGTTCTGCGAACCAGACTTCAGATTGCTACAAGAATTCCCCCCACTCACAACTGACTTGTGTATGTTGCATCGAGACGATTCTGTTGTTATTACTCCGGCTTGGAGATTGGCCAAGAAGCCAGCATGGCGCATTTTTGAAGAAGCGTTTTCATATTTTGATCTAGAGCAGAAAAAATGGCACGGTGATAGTGTGGCCTGGGTCAAGATGTGGGAGGCTATGGGCAAACCCGATGCACCAGGCTTTTACAAATACAACAAAAGAAGTTTGGAGTTAAGGCCTTACGGGTGGTATGCATCTAGACACAAGGCAAGATATTCCAAACAATACAAAGGCGGGTCAAAAGATCAAATTACTTCTCAAAAATACAAAGATTCATTGATTGCGACAAAATCAGATGCTAATTGATGAAATCTATGAGAGTTTTAAAAATAAGACTCGGGAAGGAATAAAATGGAAGATGGTCGGAGACATGTATCGTCGCATGGATTTTCTACTAGACACATTTGCTGATGTTAAAACAATTACAGAATTTGGCCCTTACCAAGGGTGTTCAACTTCGGCGTGGATTAAGTTACAGCCTAATAAATTTACCACAGTTGATAGAGGAATTGCATTAGATGTAGAACTTTTTAAGCAAGCGGCAACAGAAGCGGGAGTAGATTTTAATTTTATTATCGGGGATGATTTAGAAATAGAAATTGAACCTTGCGAACTATTGTTTATTGATACTGTGCATACCGATGAACATACCTTTCAAGAACTAACAATTCATGCAAGTAAAGCATCTCGCTATCTAGCATTCCATGACGTTGCAACACCTAGATTTACCACAATTGACGGCATCAATCGTTGGTGGAAAGATCACTCCGAATGGAAATTAAAATATAAAGACGAAGATGATTGCGGATTTATGATTTTAGAGAGACAGTAAATTAGATGGAAAATAATATTATCAAAGGAAACGATGTCAAGATCATTGAACCTGTAAACTTGTACGGATGCACACTTGACGATGATGTATTTGTAGGACCGTTTGTTGAAATACAAAACAACGTAACCGTCGGTAAACGAACACGAGTCCAAAGTCACAGTTTTATCTGTTCAAATGTCGAGATAGGACAGGACTGTTTTATTGGTCACGGTGTTATGTTTACCAACGACAAGTTTGTTGATAGAAAACTATCCAAGGACTTTTTGCCAACAAAGTTAGGTAACAAAGTGTATGTTGGAAGCAACGCCACTATCTTACCGGTGGCTATCTGTGATGATGTTGTGATAGGTGCAGGTGCTGTGGTAACAAAAAATATTATAAAATCTGGCACCTATGTAGGCGTACCGGCTAGGAAGATCAAATGATTTTAGATTTTAATTTTAAATTAATACATCAGATTTTTGACTTGAATTGTTTGCCGGAATCTGCAGAAGTGATTTTTTTGGGTTGGCCCGATCTTGTTGTGTCAGAACAACTAATGATAGAACTGTACGGTGATCTTGCAGAACAATTTCGAGTTGAAAACAATCCTGTGCCTTGGGCTAGAAAGGATGGTGAATTATTTGACGTTCATACTGTGTTTCAACACCACAACTGTAATCTCACCATAATTGATGTTATCAAGCACCGGGGTGTTGAAGAATTCTTAGACTTAAATGAGCCATTGTTAGAACATTTTTACAAACGATTTGATCTAGTGGTTGATACCGGAACACTAGAGCATTGCTTTAATGTGGGCACTGCATTTAAAAACATGTGTGACATGGTCAAGGTAGGAGGAGTAGTAGTTACATCAGCACCATACTCTAGACCGTATCACGGATACTATAACTTTGTACAAGAAACCTACACCGATGGGTTTGGAACAAACGGTTTTGAAATTTTAGATTTGATCTGCACCAAAAGCAAAAAGATGCGTGTGGTACTTGCTGAAGAATTTTTTACCAAAATAATGCCCGGTCAAGGGATTTTAAATTGTATCGCTAAAAAAGTAGAGGACAAAAAATTCACCTGGCCTATTCAAAGAAAGTATAGCAAATGATATTACTAGTAGGGTATGGATATTGGGGTAAAAATTTAGCCAGAAACTTCAGCAAAGAGTTATCGGCTGTGTGCGAACAAGATTTGTCGCGGCAGCAAGAAATAAAAAAATTATATCCAGGAGTTGCTGTATACAGTGATGTGACTCAAGCATTGTGTCATATAGGGATAACAGCTGTGGTTATTGCCACCAAAGCAAATAGTCATTATGCTCTGGCACAGATGGCACTTGATCACGGACTACATGTATGGATTGAAAAACCAGCCTGTCCAACTTTGCAAGAAATGCAACAACTATCAACACAAGCCCTCCGACAAAATTTACAAATATTTGTTGATCATACTTTTTGCTACCATCCTGCTATTAACACACTTCGAAATATTGATATAGGACAACCTTTGTATTATGATAGCACACGAATTAGTTTGGGATTGTTTCAACCCGATGTAGATGTGCTACTGGATCTAGTGATACACGATCTTGCTATACTTGATTATCTTTATCCTAATCTGGTGTTACAAGATAGAACTATTGTTCGCAATTGCCATGTAAATAATCAAGCCAACCAGGTCATAGTATGTTTGAAGTTTAACACTGGGTTTACAGCCACTATCAATGCTAACTGGATAAGTCCTGTAAAACAAAGACAAATTATTCTAGCCGGTCGTGACCGCAGTATAATCTACGATGATCTATTGTTAGACAAAGTAAAGATTTATGAAACTGGAATAATAGAGCCCGATTTTAATGCCACTAAACTTGGTGCCATCCATACCCCACAAGTAAATATCACCGAAGCATTGAGTCTAGCAAAGGATCATTTTTTGGATTGCATAATTCATAACAAAACTCCGTTAACCAGCATAGACCATGCTATTAAAATTATGAGATGGGTTTTATGATACCGTATTATCAATTGAGTTCTATACATCAACCTATTAGGCAACAACTAATAGATGCGGCCGTGTCTGTAATTGACAGTGGTAATTTTGTTTTTGGAACCACAGCCATTGAAAATGCCTGGTCCAATTATACCGGTGCCTCACATTGCATTGCTGTCAGCAATGGAACCACTGCATTGCACTTAGCATTGCTAGCCTTAGGCGTTGGGCCCGGCGATGAAGTAATCACTGTAAGTCACACCTTCAAAGCCACTGTTGCTGCCATACTCTACTGTGGTGCAACACCTGTATTTGTTGACATTGATCCTGACACTTTTGTGATGGACATAAATTTAGTATCATCTGCTATTACATCAAAGACCAAAGCAGTATTACCCGTGCATTTGTATGGTAATGCTGTGGATATGCCAGCCCTGATGTCTGTTTGCAAACAACATAATCTTGCAATAATTGAAGATTGTAGTCAAGCACATGGCACTAAAATTAACGGTCAACACGTGGGCACGTTTGGCGACATAGGTACATTTAGTTTTTATCCAGGCAAAGGTATTGGAGCACTAGGAGATGCTGGAGCAGTTATAACTAACAAAAAAGAGTTAGCCGATTTAATGAAACTAGAGCGCACTTGGAAAGATGATAGTATAGGATACAACTATCGCATGAGCAATATACAAAGTGAATTCCTCGCTATAAAAGTTCAACACTGGTCCGAACTACTAGAACAAAAACAAAAAATTGCAAAGGACTATGACGAATCATTTAAGAGTGCTGTGGTCCGTCCCGGAGTAGAGCACAGTTACCACATATACCCTGTGCTGGTCAAAGATAGAGCAGGATTATTCAATGCATGTGCCAACAACATTGAACTCAAATGTCACTATCCGTTACCAGTGCATCGTTTGCCAGCGTATCTAGACAACATAAATTTACCTGTTACAGATTACGTTAGCAGTCATCAAATAAGTTTACCTATCTACCCTGGCGTAGATTTTAAACAAGTCACAAGGTTATTATATGATAAGTTTAGTTCCTTTTTATAAACAATTAGATCCAACTGTTGAAGGATCAGAAGTGCTTGAAATGCAACAGATCTTTAGTTACCGAGATGCATTACACAAAATGCACGACTCTTTAGTATATCATAATCAAGACCGGATAAACTTTTTGGTTGCAACAGACTTAGACACAAACATAAACTTACCTTGTTATCGCAGTGACTTGTCTGGGCTCAATATTATGGGTAGTTTGAGTAAAAGTAATCTAGATGTGGTTCGAGATGTCCCTGGCAACAAGATCCTGTGTGGGGCAGATCATTTGATAACTGGTGACTTGGCCAGCATGTTTGAGGGCAACGACAGTCAATACTTTGATATTGCTGTAGCATCTAAAAAAGGATCCAGCATAAACAACACAGCGGTACTAGTAAGAGATAACAATCATTATGACGTGGTTGATTTTTTCCAAAAACGATTAGACATTTATCAAGAACTTAAAGATTCGCAAAAAACTTGGTTTGGGGATCAACTCAGTATCCAGGTGTTGTTAACTAGATATGGTATAATTAGCGAACAAGCAACCACAATAGATTATGGATATTTCAACGTAGGACCGTTGAAAATATTAATTTTTCATTATGGTGGACCTTGGATTTCACCTTATAAGACAGGCAAACGTAATATAGGATTATTTTTAGATTTTAAAGGCGCAAGAAGAAAAGTATACTTTCAGCAGGCTTATGATATGGTTATGAATTGTGACTGTGATGAGATGCAGAATCGGGTGCAGTTCGACTCTGATTGTGAAAAGTAATTAACTAATATGAGGTAAAAATTTTTGATAAATCAACCCTTGTTGTGATTCTGTATCGCTCCAATGAGCATTTGATAAATCATATAACCATTGTTCTCTTTCAAACATTTCGGGTGTTTCAATCTTAGAGATATCTTTGTTGGCAACGTCCCAACTGACACAACTTTGATCATCTACAAATACTGGAATTCCAGCACACACAGCCGCAACACTAGCACTACTATTAAAAAATACTGCGGCATGTGCACCGTTTAAATTTTCTATTAGACTAGTGGCGTTGGGATCGAGTATATGCACATTATAGATTCGACGCCACTCTTTACGATAATTCACAAAGTCTTCAGGCTTGTATGCTCCTGGATGTGGGCGTATCAAAATTGTTCTGTTGCTGTACATTCTAATTTGCTTGATTTTTTCTTCTAACCAAATCATTGGACTTAGTTCTTTCATAGCAAATCCGCCATCTCTCTGCATACATATCACTATGTGTCCATGGTTATTAGATGACTTGATTGGATGTAATTCAATTCCTAATGTTTGTTTTATCTGTAGCCATTTAGAACTATCACTATTGCGGTTAGCGTATTCAGCACGATCATAAAACGGACCATCTAAACTGTAACGAAGATATATACTAGAGTTATCTATGTATTTCCAGCAACTAGCATCAATACACATTGTTCTAAGACCTTGACGTTGCTGTTCAGCAATAATTTGTTTTCTTAAAGTTATATTCTGGCCACCAGTATTTGTAGTTGCCCAGGCCAGTATTACTGCTAACCGACTCGGAGTGTATACATAGTCCGTTTCAACTTGAACTTTGTGTCCTGCGGTTGCTACACCTGTGGCAAAACTTTGCAAACATGATAGTTTGCGTATATTTTTTTCTTTTCTTATGTTAGCTACACTAGAAAAATAAACAACACAATCAAGCATTGTTTAAAATTTTCCAGGCGGTACCATTACGCATTTCCACTTCTGTAAATTGACAATAGGCCAAATGCTGTGCCCAAGCCCAAACTTCATCTAGTGTGGGTACTTTTAAATTTTCAATTTCTGACAAACTTTGACTACACAAAGGTGCGGCAGCATTAGGGCCTAGAGTGATAGCAGGTTTACCCAACAACAATGCTTCGCCGGCAGCAATACTAGAAAATGTAATCAAACAATACACATCTTTTTCCAGGGCCATTTCCATGGTGTCAGTATTCACTCTAGCGGCGCGAGACCCTTTGGTTCTAATTATCACAGGTCGATCAGTATATTTTTTTAGTTCATCTTGCGTATGTTGCAACCATTCTTCGAGATTGATATCGTAGAGATTTAATAATTTTTGACTGGGAGGTGCAAGTAATATGTTGGTTCCTGATCTCATTTTTCTTGGTCTGACTCCTGTGACTGCGAGTCTGTCACCGGGTCGTTCTATAATAGGACCAAATTGTTGTACATCATTTTTAGTAACACGGTGGAACGTTTTCTTTTTACCATTACCAAAATATCCAGTATCAAGATAATAAAAATCTCTACCAGCTGCTTGACAATCTGCCATTTGTTTGCGCTTAGTTATTCCTCTAAGCACAACTGGTGTCATTGTAAATTCTTCTCTAGACCAGGAACTGATTTGTCCCCCGGACCCTTGAATAAAATTTTGCAAAATAGGATCGTACATGTAACCTTTTCTTTCGTATCTAAATTCGTCTGGGTCCTTGCTGTCAGATAACCCTCTTATGTTATTGTTTGCTATTGTTTTTAGTTGTTCATACAATACATCTAAAGTAACACCATAGTATAATCCTGCAGGATCCACTCGATATTTTAATATGTTATCAAATATTTCCCGTATCTCAGGAACCACTTGATCTAACACATGCGGTTCAGGTGGAGCAGGCGGTTCAGGTGGAATATATGACGATTCGTCTTCCTGTTCCCAAATCATTCTATCAACCTCTGTTGACAATACTCAGTTAGTATGCGTTCTCTGTGCCATTCGTCCGCCATGGGAGTGTCGGCAAATTCATGAAAGCACGGAGTGCCCAGAGTGTAATGCAATAACTTGGCCGCTGGATTGGCACCGTATTCATCGGGCAACCAGTTCCACTCCGGTGGCAATTCACCTATGCGGGCATCGTCTAACCACGAGAAGCGGTGCAGTTCTGCACCTGTAGATCTTTGCACAAAGTCGGGCATGAGTTTGCGGTTGGGAAAACTACCACAATTCCACAGAATAACACTGGACCAATTTTTTCTAGGATAGTCTTCGTTTGGTGATCCAAGGTATTTCACAGGCATGCAAGTCTTGTAGTCGTGCTTGACCACTTGCACATCCATGTAGGGATTTCTCATGTCCCAAAGTTCAGCAACATCACCACGCACAATCATGTCGCCGTCAATAAAAATTGCTGAACCGGAAAATCCCATCAGGTATGGAACTAAAAAGCGTGTGTAGATAAAGTGATTGCTACCGTCAGTGTGTGTTTCCGAATAGTCTCGGAACAAGTTAAGAGCGACAGGTACAATACTCACAGGACGACTTGCATTTCTAATAATGCTATTAACACAAGTATGATATGCTATGGCTTCTCTAGGATCATAGCCAATGAAGATTGGTATAATGTCTTTCATACAGGTATTTACACCTGGATGTCTTCCATGCCAGCAGTTCTTAACCTGACCACGTGTCCCATTTGCCACTGTTTGGTATCTAGTCCTTTGAGAATTCCCAGCCAGCGATTACGTAGGTATGCTACTTCGTTAATTAGCGTTTCGTAATCAATTACTTCGTCCTCGCCGTCCACATACTTTTCAGCATCTCTTGAAGTTAGCGCACGGGCATATCCTTCTAAATACTTTTGAAAGTGCTTGCGACGTATTTTACGCAGTTGAATGTTGAGATAGTTTAGTACTGCTTCGATTTCTTGCAACTGATTAAACCTGTGTTCGGTGATGCCAGGCAAGGCTGTGATATTCTTTTCTACTATGCCCGAGATTTTACAGTCTCGTTTGGCATCGTCCAGTTCACGCTCGTAGTGAGCAATAAAGTCCGGAAGAGCACCTAAACTGGCAACTACGCGGCTGTACCACATTAGTTTTCCCAGTCTTCGTCTTCTTCTTCGTCTTCGTCTTCGTCTTCTTCCAACGCATAGTCTTTGTCGTTGTCAAGGTATGCAGTCAAGGCACGTTTGATATCAGAGTCGCCTTTGAAAGCCGCACGAATATCTTCAACGTCTGAATCATTGTCCATCAAGATCTGTATCACAGTTTCTGCGGCTTCGGCACGATCCACTGTGTTTACAAAACGCTTGAGTTCTCCCCAAATTTCACTTGCTATTGCTTCACTCATCTGCTGTTTCCTCCTGGGTACTTACCTCGGTTTTCTGATTTCCAAAATCTGCCATGACTTTATCCAAGCATGCATCATCGTTCTTTTCCCAGGCCTTGCGGAACTTCTTGATGACTTCGCCATCACTGGTGGTAAACACAAGACTGTTGCCCTCACGCTTGAGCATTTCTTTTTTCTCAATCAAGTCCACCAGGCCCGAGTATGGGCTCATGCCTGTTGTGTAAGGAATCTTGACTTGCACACCTTCAAAGGGTTTGGCATAGCGTGTTTTCATAACTTTGCATCCGGCACGAATACCGTTTACTTCAGACACTTTGTTGCCATCTTCATCTTCTTTGAGTTTCATCTTTTTCATGGCAACCACAATGCTAGATGCATAGATAAAACCTTGACCACCCGATATCTTGTCATCTGGATCAAACA